CCGGTAGCGATGATGAGTGAGTGGCTAACCGGTGGCTCAGTGAAGAACGAGCCGAGGAAGGTGATGTTTGCGAGGATGCTGAAGGCCAGTGATGTCTTGCCGCTGGTGAGGGTCATTGGATAGTTCCTTGTGGTTAGTGATGGGAGGTTGGAGGTCCCTCCCGATTGGATTAGCTGAAGAGGTTGAGTACGCCGAGGACGAATAGAGCTGCCATGTCAGGCTTCTCTTTAGCGTAGGTGATGACGGTCTTGGATGCTTCTTTAGCTTTTTGGGCTGCGATATATCCAGCGTCGGGGGTTTGATCTTGGTTGTTGGTGGTGTTGTTGGTGGTGTTGTTGGTGGTGTTGTTGGTGTCGATGTTGTTCCAGTTCACGAGTAGTTACTCCTAGTTAATTGACAGATACACAATAGTCACTGACCGCGAGACACGAAGTGTCGAGCGTTGACGCTGGGGGGTTACTGGGCGACAAGGTTCCACGATTCTGGTTAAAAACAAGGTTCCAATGGCTAAATTCCGGGAAAGGGGTTGGTGCTGGAGGCGAGGGGGGAGACTATGAGTGAGCAAAATAGATAGGAAAACGCATACCCGTTCCTTAAAAATTTTTTCTGCAAAATTTTTCTATAGGAATTTTTTGCGGAATCAAGGGTATACTCCGGCAACTTCACCCGGCGCAGGAGATCGACGGTCGATTTTCCGGGTAGGTTGTACTAGTGTCAGACACTAAGACATGCGCTCGCTGCCAGACGGACCTGCCCATAGCGAGTTTCGAGGCTATGAAAAGCGGCTTCAGGACAATATGCCGCCCCTGTAATCAAGCCACGCGCCGTCAACAACGGTCCACGGGCTACGAACCGTACTTAACGAATCTCGTATCTACTAGCAAAAGTAAGAGCCGTAGTCGTGGGTTCTCGGACTACGAGGTAACCGCCGAGTACCTCATTGATCTCTGGCAACGGCAAGAAGGCCGTTGTGCGATATCGGGAGTAGTGCTCACTCACCATAATGACGGATCTGGTGCCAAGGACTTCAATGCCAGCATCGATCGGATAGATAGCCAGTTAGGATATATACCTGGCAACGTGCAGCTCGTTGCTCTACGGGTTAATCTCCTAAAACAGAGCTTAAGCAACGACATGCTGTACTGGTGGGTGAAGACAATTTACCAGTACTCTTGTGATTAGACAGGAGCAGGGCTAATATAAATGCTGCCGAAAGTCCAGGTGTTCGCAATAGAGGGCTTCGAAGATGCCATTATCGGTACGGCATACCGAGGTGGCCACGAAGTGTTGGTGTACGACGGGTGGATATTTGAGGCAATCGTCGCCTCTATCGACCCTAATCCCACATCTCTCCACGAATACCTGACCAGGATCCGCTTGCATGAGCTAGGGGATCGGGCACCGGTTTTTGTTTATCTGGATGAAGAAGTTGTTGGAGAGCTTGCCGATTCAATCAGAGAACCAGGCACCCCTGTCCACTGACATAGCTCAGACTGATGAGTTGATGTCCCATACTGAGTTCCAGGCGCTTACTCCATACATGGGGCTGACGCTTGGAGCTCTGACCGTGCAGCAGGAGCGGCTGGTTCTATACATGGCGCGCGGCATGACGATTGCCGCTGCTGGCCGTGCAGCTGGGTACGCAAGTTATCAGACGGCTTTGGATGCGGCTAAGCGCCCGGCAGTAGTTCAGGCCCTGAACTTCTTTCGGGAGCAGATGCGGGAAGAGGTGAAGTTCACGCGGACGCACGCGCACCAGATGTATCTGGAAGCGTACAACGCCGCAGTGAACGCGACCGAGATGAAGAACACGGTTGACTCGTTGGTGAAGCTGCACGGGCTAACGGCCCCAGACACCGCTATGCAGGTCAACATAAATGTGAATCCCGCTCAGATAGAGCGGATGTCTGATGAAGAGTTGTTGAAGCTGGCTGGTAAGGATGTCGGTTACTTGGAGCCTGACGCGCCTTGATAGACGAGATCCCAACTATTGAGTGCGTGAAGTGCAAGAAGCTCCACCCGGAGACCTTGTACTCAAGTAAGCCTAAAGGGGTATGCGTCTATTGTCTTGCGGATGCGGAGGACGCACTGCTTAACCCAGTGCAGACGAAACCCGACAACGAACCACTGGCAGGGGCAGCTAAGAAAGAGTTCGATGTAAAGGAACAGGCGCGGAAAGAACTAGCTGAACGAATACTGGCGCGTAAGCGGCTGCTACCGTTCGTTGAAAAGTTCAATCCGGACTACAACGCGGGTTGGGTGCACAAAGATGTCTGCAAACGACTTGAACAGTTTTCTCGCGACGTGGTGGACCAAAAGTCTCCACGGCTTATGCTCTTTATGCCGCCGCGTCACGGTAAATCGACGTTGGCGTCTATTTCGTTCCCGGCTTGGCATCTGGGTCGTAACCCTTCGCATGAGTTTATTAGCTGCTCGTATTCGGGCTCGCTTGCGATGGGATTTAGCCGTAAGGTACGTCAGGTGCTTCGTGAACCGTCCTATAAAGCAATTTTTCAAACGCGCTTGGACCCGGATAGTCAAAGCGCTGAAGCATGGCTAACGACAGATGGCGGTGGCTACGTAGCCGCTGGTGTCGGTGGCGGTATTACGGGCAAAGGTGCTCACGTTCTCGTTATCGACGACCCGGTGAAGAACCGGGAAGATGCCGAGAGCCAGAATAATCGGGATGCTAACTGGGACTGGTATACGTCAACGGCGTACACCCGTCTTGCTCCCGGTGGTGGCGTGTTGGTCATTCTAACGAGGTGGCATGATGATGACTTGGCTGGTCGACTTCTTAAAGCGGGTTCTCAAGGTGGAGACGAGTGGGAAGTTGTCAGATATCCCGCCATCGCCGAAGAAGACGAAGAGTTCCGTAAGGCTGGTGAAGCCCTCCACCCCGAAAGGTACGACGTCCAAGCGCTCAGGCGCATCGAAAAAGCCGTAGGCCCGCGTGACTGGTCGGCGCTCTTTCAGCAGAACCCTGTTGCTGACGACGGCCAGTACTTCACCCGCAGCATGATCAACTACTACGACTTCGACGAGATTGACCAGGACTCCATGCGGTATTACTGCGCGTGGGACTTGGCGATCGGTAAGAACGATCGTAATGACTACAGCGTCGGGATAGTAGTTGGCATCAACGAGTACGACGACATGTTCGTCATGGACTGCGTGCGCGGTCGGTTCGACGGCTTCGAACTCGTCGAACGAATACTTGATCTGTACGTCCAGTGGAAGCCATCGATCGTAGGCATCGAAAAGAGCCACATCGAAATGGCGCTAGGCCCGTTCCTAGAGAAGCGCGTGCGCGAGCGCGGCTTGTTTGAGGCGTACTTCAAAGATCTTAAGACTGGGCGGCGCGATAAAGAAGCGCGTGCTCGAGCCATCCAAGGACGCATGCAGCAGGGGAAAGTGTATTTCCCTCGCGACGCATCGTTCACTGGTCCGTTGATTGCGGAACTTCTTAGGTTCCCGAACGGTATGCATGACGACCAGGTTGACGCCTTAGCGTGGATCGGTCTCATGATGTCTGAGTTCTCTACTTATCAAGCCCCAGTAGTCCACACACCGTCTTGGCGGGACAAACTTCTATCTCTTACTCGCGGACCCCGCCAAAAATCCGCGATGAGTGCGTAAACCATGGCTAAGATCAAAACCCCTTCGATCGAAGAACAGCAGCTCGCCCAGCAGCAGTGGAACCGGTATGTCCGGGCCAGAGACAACGGGCACCTGCAGTACGTCGAAATGGCCAAGAAGTGCGACGCGTTCTATCGCGGCGATCAGTGGGACGAGACTGATCTGGCTAAGCTGGAGGCAGAAGGCCGCCCGGCGCTGACCATCAACACCGTACTCCCGACAGTGAACACTGTCCTCGGAGAACAGTCCACGCGCCGTGCCGACGTGCAGTTCAAACCGCGCCGTGGTGGTGATCAGGACGTAGCGACCGTGCTGACTAAGTTGTACATGCAGATTGCTGACAACAACAAGCTCGACTGGGTTGAGCAGACGGTGTTCAGCGACGGTCTCATCATGGATGGCCGTGGTTACTTTGACGTTCGCATGGACTTCAGTGACCACGTCGAGGGTGAGATCCGCATCACGGCTAAAGATCCAATCGACATCCTCATTGATCCGGATGCGAAGGAGTATGACCCGAAGACCTGGAACGAGGTGTTCGAGACCAAGTGGATGACGCTCGATGAGATCGAGGAGCTCTACGGTAAGGACAAGGCCGAGGCGCTTCGCTTCGTAGCCGAGAACGGCAACAGCTTTGGTCGGGACTCTATCGAGTATGAAGAGACCCGCTATGGTAAGACGGATACGTCGCAGGATTACTTGGGTGCTGCTATCCCAGGAAATGAAGATTATCGCAATGTCCGCGCACTGCGCGTGATCTCGCGTCAGTATCGTAAGATGGGCCGCGCGGATTTCTTCGTTGACCCGAATACCGGCGACCAGCGCGAAGTGCCTGAGAACTGGAACGATCAAAAGACTAAGAAGTTTGCCAAGCAGTACGGCTTGAGCATTATCTCTAAGGTGGTTCGACGTGTGCGTTGGACCGTCACCTGCGACAAGATCGTGTTGCATGACGACTGGTCACCGTACGATGACTTCACCATCGTCCCGTACTTCGCGTACTTCCGTCGCGGTCGTCCCTTTGGAATGGTGCGTAACCTGCTCTCGCCGCAGGAGCAGCTCAACAAGATTGCCAGCCAGGAGTTGCACATCGTCAATACCACTGCCAACAGCGGTTGGATGGTGGAGAGTGGATCGCTTGTCGGTATGACTGCTGACGACCTTGAAGAACACGGTGCAGAGACCGGCTTGGTGCTGGAGTACAACCGTGGCTCGCAGCCGCCGGTCAAAATTCAGCCGAACCAGATCCCGACTGGACTTGATCGTATTAGCCAGAAGGCGGCGATCAACATTAAGACCATCAGCGGCGTGAACGACTCGATGCTTGGGTCTGATGGCGCTGAGGTTTCGGGTATCGCGATCCAGGCCAAGCAGAATCGCGGCGTCATCATGATTCAGGTGCCGCTCGATAACCTGCGTAAGACTCGGCATTATCTCGCAGAGAAAGTGTTGAACCTCGTCCAAAAGTTCTATACTGAACAGCGAGTGATTCAGATTACCAACGAAGATGATCCGCTCAAGCCCCGCGAGCCGCTCGTGTTGAACGAGATGACTCCGGAAGGTCGTGTGATCAACGACCTCACTCTCGGTGAGTACGACGTCGTTATTGGTACTGCCCCGGCCCGCGACTCGTTCGACGAGATGCAGTTTGCCGAAGCCCTCAACTTGCGTATGGCTGGTGTCGCCATCCCTGATGACGCCATCATTGAGTACAGCCACCTTGCCCGTAAGGGTGAGCTTGCTAAGCGCATCCGCATGATGACGGGTATCGAGCAGACACCGGAACAGCAGGAAGCCGCAGCAGCGCAGAACGAGATTGCCATGCAGCAGGTTCAGCTCACGCTGGCGAAGATGCAGGCGGAAGTTCAGAAGCTGCAGTCCGAGGCGGCGATCAACATCGCCAAGGTCCAGGATGTGGCAGACGTCCAACCGCAGCTCAAGATGGCCGATCTGCAGGCGCAGATCGCTATGAAGGAGCAGGAGTTGCAGCTGCGGCGTGAGTTGGCCAACTTGACCAACCAGACTCGCCGCTCGCAGCAGGAGACCGCTGCCGCGACTCGCATCGCTGCCACCGTAATGCAGACCGCTGCAAAGACGCAGACACAAGCCGCATCGCGACCCGCCCCATTGATGCGGCCGATTACCCCGCAATAGGAGATTGATCATGTCCGAGGATAAGAAGGAAGTTACTCTTGATCGTATGCCTGGTTCAGACCCGATTGAGGACGCTCAAAGTCCCTCGATTGATCTGAACTTTGGCCTTGGCGAAGAGCCTAAGGCGGCTGCGCCGGTAGAAGAGCCAGAAGTTGCTGAGGAGACGGTTGCTGAGGCCCCTAAAGTTGAGCCGAAAGCTGAAGAACCGGTCGAAGCGCCTAGCATTCCTGAGCCTGAGGCAGGAATTGCCGCCGAACCGGAGGCAAAAATTGCCCCCGAACCGGAGCAGAAGAAGCCGATGGTGCCGAAGTCACGCCTCGACGAGGTGTTGGCTAAGCAGAAGGCGCTCCAAAAGCAGCTTGATGACCTCATGGCTGCAAAAAATGTAGCCGAAAACGCCCCGAGCACCTACGAATTTGCTGCAAAAGAGGTCGAGTACCAGAATTTGGTGCTAGATGGGCAGCATGAGAAGGCCGCAGCCCTCCGTCAGGAGATTCGTCAGGCGGAACGTGCCCAGCTTGAGTACGAACTGACCCAAAAAATGGAGCAGAAGGTCACTCAGAGCCAGCAGATGTCGGCTTTGCAGCAGGCCGCAGCCGAGTTGGAGACGAACTTCCCGGTTTTTGACCGCGCAAGTTCCGACTTCAACGAAAAGTACACCCAGGAAGTCATCGATCTTCGTGACGCGTTCATCGTGAAGGGTGACAACCCGGTTGCTGCGCTGTCAAAGGCGGCTAAATTCGTCATTCGTGAGTACGGTTTGGACCCCGGCGCACCGGCTGAGCCGTCTCTTGGCTCAACACCGACTGCTGCTAAGCCTGCCGTTGATGAAGTAGCCAAAAAGCGCGCTGAAGTGGCCCGTAAGATGAAGGCCGCTGAGGCTCAGCCGCCTGATATGCCGGGCGAAAGCTCTGCTGCACGCGGGGAGAAGGCGTTCGACATCATGTCGCTGAGCGAAGATGAGTTTAACGCGCTTCCAGCAGCTACTTTGAAGCGCTTACGTGGAGACGTTGTCTAATGGCTAACCGTGATCCAAGGCTCGCCAGAGCCGGTGTGTCTGGCTACAACAAACCTAAGCGTACCCCTAGCCATCCGACCAAAAGTCACGTAGTTGTGGCGAAGTCCGGAGACCAAGTGAAGACGATTCGCTTCGGTCAGCAGGGCGTTAGCGGCTCCCCCAAGAAGCAGGGGGAGTCAGCTGCTTACCGTAAGCGTCGCGAGTCGTTCAAAGCTCGTCATGCATCAAATATTTCTAAGGGCAAAATGTCGGCTGCTTACTGGGCTGACAAGGTCAAATGGTAAAGGAGTCTCGCATGAAGAATATGCATCGAATGCCGGATGGCACCATGATGAAAGGTGCTAAACACAAAGGTCCGATGAAGAAGGGAGCCGCTAAGAAGAAGGCCCCTGCTAAGAAGGCCAAAGGATATGGCTACTAAGAAAAGTAGCGTCAACTCCGCCGGTAATTACACCAAGCCGACGATGCGCAAACGATTGTTTGAGAGCATCAAAGCCGGTGGTAAAGGCGGTAAACCAGGACAGTGGAGCGCCAGGAAGGCGCAGATGCTGGCCGTGCAGTACAAAAAAGCAGGTGGAGGCTACAAGTAATGGCTAAGAACTGGATTAGCGGGGCTATTAAAAAGCCCGGTGCGTTGCGAAAGTCACTCGGTGTTAAGAAGGGGGAAAAGATCCCCGCCAAGCAACTTCGCAAAGCAGCCAAGAAGTCCGGCAAGATAGGACAGCGTGCTCGCCTTGCCATGACGCTTCGTAAGATGGGGAAGGACTAACTCATGGGGTTAGCTAAGTCCCAGCGGTCTCTTAAGAAGTGGACCAAGGAAGACTGGGGCACCCGGTCTGGTAAGAACAGCATCCAGGGTAGCAAGGCTACGGGGGAGCGTTATCTCCCCCGAGCCGCGCGTAATGCATTAAGCCCGCAAGAGTACGCTGCTACTACGCGCAATAAACGTAAGGCTACGGCTAGCGGCAAGCAGTTCTCTAAGCAGCCTAAGCGGATTGCAAAAAAGACAGCGAAATACAGATAGTAGTTGCGAACTTTTATTCGTGTTGCTAATCTACAACTGAATTCGTCCGCCGGAACGATATCTGGCCGTGTCGCACACGCTAAAAACGTTTGAGATTTCGCCTGCAATGGCGTTAAACGTGCCGAGGTCGCGCCTCGTAAATACGCGCTAAGTCGTGACCCCACGATACGGGGAAACGGGTTAGCCGCTCCATAAGTCGGCTGTAGAGGCTGGTAATGCAAGTGCATTACTGGGTTTTTAAACGCAATATCAAGGAGAAGCCAAATGGCTCTTACTAACTTTGCGGCGCTGACTAGTGAACAACTCACGGCGTGGAGCCGTGATTTCTGGCGCGTCGCTCGCAATATGTCGTTTGTGAACCAGTTCGCTGGTTCGGGTTCTAATGCGATGATCCAGCGGGTCACCGAGCTGACGAAGTCCGACAAGGGCACGAAGGCCGTGATCACGTTGTTGGCCGACATGACCGGTGACGGCGTGACGGGCGACAGCTCACTTGAGGGTAACGAAGAGGCGCTCCGCGCTTACGACATCACCATCGAGCTCGATCAGCTGCGCTTTGCGAACCGTATCGCTGGTCGCCTTGCTGATCAGAAGTCGGTCGTGAACTTCCGTGAGACGTCCCGTGACGCCCTCGCCTACGCGATGGCTGACCGTATGGACCAGCTCGCGTTCTTGACGCTCGCCGGTGTTGCTTACACGCACAAGACGAACGGTGGTCTCCGCCCGGTGCTGGCCTCTGGCCAGAACCTGTCGAACCTTGAGTTCGCTTCGGACGTGTCGGCTCCGACTGCCGCTCGCCATCGTCGCGTTTCGGGCAACGACATCATTGCCGGTGACACGACTGCGATTACTACGGCCGACGTGCTGAAGTATCGCCATGTGGTCGAGTTGAAGGCCTACGCTAAGGACCAGTACATCCGTGGCGTTCGCGGTGCTGGTAACGACGAGGTGTTCCACCTCTTCGTGACGCCGCAGCAGATGGCGGCCCTTAAGCTCGATTCGGACTTCCTTGCTAACGTGCGTAACGCTGGCATCCGTGGTCCGAGCAACCAGTTGTTCGCTGGTTCGAGCTCGCTGATGGTCGACGGTGTGATGGTCCACGAGTTCCGCCATGTGTTTAACACTGCTGGCGCGACGACTGGTACCTCGGCGAATGCCGGTGCCGCTGGCTACAAGTGGGGTGCGAATGCCGACGTCGTCGGTGCCCGCGCTCTCTTCTGCGGTGCTCAGGCTCTCGCTATGGCCGACATCGGTCTGCCGGAAATCGTCGAAGATACCTTCGATTACCAGAACCAGTCTGGTATTTCGATCGGTAAGATCTTCGGTCTCCGCAAGCCGAAGTACAACAGCGATGTCACTGCCAACGTCCAAGACTTTGGCGTGATCGCGCTCGACACGGCCGTCTAAGCTGTGAGGGGGGCCCTCTCTTCGGAGGGGGCCTCCCGCTCTCTTTAAACCAGGAGGTTTTGTGAAGGTCATCGCAGACCAAGAGATTCGGGTAGCTACTCTAAGTGGCGCGTGTGTTTTGTTTCTCCCTGGGGTTGAGCGCGAGGTATCCGATGAAATCGGATTACTGGCTCTCCAACAAGGCGCAAAACAAGTTACCGAGAGCAAGAAACCTGAACCCGTATCAAAACCTGAACCTGTGAAGCCAGCGGATGTCCCCGCTGTAGAAGAGTTCGAGGAAGTCCGCACGCTGGATGATGTTATTACTGGGATCGAAAAGCTCGTAGAGAGCGGCGACCCAGATGATTTCAAGTCTGATGGTACGCCGAAAGCAACCGCGTTAAATCGCGTTGTGGGGCGCACGGTCAGCACCGAAGATCGAGAAGCGGCTTGGGAGGCGTTCCTTCATTCGTGAGGTAGACCATGGCTGTCACCGTACAAAGCGTTATTGACCGAGTTCAAAAGACCCTGCAGGACACCACGGGTGTTCGTTGGCCAGTGGTGGATGAACTCGTACTCTGGGTCAATGATGCCCAGCGTGAAATCGCCCTTTTAAAGCCGGACGCTTCGGCTAAGAACACTACTATTACCCTCGTAGCCGGTACCAAGCAGGAGATCCCTAGCGACGGTAATCGACTTCTTCGCGTTGTCCGAAATATGTCCGCCGCTACAAACGGCGTAGGCAAACGAGCTGTCCGTATTGTTTCGCGCGAAGTGCTCGATGCTCAGACTCCAGACTGGCACGACCCGCTCGTAGCCGGTGATGCTTCGCATGCTGCGGTTATCAAACATTACATCTACGACGAGGCAAACCCACGTAACTTTTACGTGTACCCCGGCGTTGCGTCGCCAGCAGCGTCGTACGTAGAGATTATTTATTCGGCTAATCCGACCACGGTTGCCCAGAACGGGAACTTAGACATCCCTGATATCTTTGCAAACGCCGTGATGAACTACGTCCTCTATATGGCGTACATGAAGGACGCTGAGTATGCTGGTAACCAGCAGCGGGCTTCTTCTCACTTCCAGCTGTTTATGTCTTCCATCACCGGTAAGGCGCAGCTAGACGCTATTACTTCGCCTAACTTCGACGCTAGCCGACAAGTAACGTCTGTCCCAGCTGTAGCGGGGTAATAACTCATGGCGCTCTATGAGTCGCTCCTGCCAGAGATCATCCCGATGGTGCCGGGTTGCCCCGACACGCTTATCGAGAACAATATCCGCGCAGCGGTTATTGAGCTCTGTGAGAAAGCGGCCGTCCTCCAAGCAGAGCTAGATCCTGTTACCACGATTGCTGGCATCTACGAATACGATCTTGAGCCGCCTACCGATACGGTAGTGCACAAAATCATGTGGGTAGTTCATGACGGCAAAGAGATTGAGCCAATCAGCACTAATCTCTTAGAGCAACGTAAGCAGAACTGGCGTGACGCCGACAATCGTGGAACTCCGGAGTACTTCGTAAAGACCAGTCAGTCACTGTTCTGGATGGTACCGGTACCAAACGAAACTAAAGCGTCTAGTACCATTTTGCGGGTGCAGCTGAAGCCTACTCAAACTTCTACCACCGCTGATGACGAGCTGATGTCGGAGTACCGAGACACTATCGTCAACGGTGCTCTGTTTCGTTTATTGCGTTTACCGAGCAAAGACTGGACTGACTTTGCCGGGGCACAGGTGTACGGGTCTTTGTTTGCTGAGGGCATAGCCCAAGCAGACAGACGCGCACGAAACGCTGATGCAGGAATTGCTAGGAAGGTAGCGTATGGCGGTATTCACTCCTCTTTCTCACGGCGCAGAAACAGGTACGGTAGCGGCGGTTGAGCCTTTCGTATCTGACGTACGTAGAGAGTGGGATTGGATTAAACCAGGTGTAGAAGAGATTCTTCGTAACGCGAAGACTCTGACATACCGGGTCGAAGATGTGTACGCGGCGTGTGTAAATGGACAAGCCGTGTTGTGGGTTACAAGTGAAGGGTTCGTAGTCTCTACAACAGAGGTCGATAACTTCACTGGAAAGAAGACAATGTTTCTTTGGCTCGCGTGGGCCAAGGAAAAAGGGAATAGCTTGGTATCTAGGTACCAGTCGTTCTTCGAGCGCGTTGCCAGAGAAGCGGGGTATAGCTACTTAGAGACAAGGTCCCCGTTTCTGGGTCTGATGTCGCACTTGGAAACGAACGGGTGGACTGTAGATACAGTCGTATATACGAGGGCACTATGAGCAGCAGACCGAAGGCAGCAGACTATAAGCCAAGTGAAGCTGAAAAAGCTTCCGCCTCAGTTGCTATGGCGGAGTACGAGTACTTCAAACAGAAGTACGATCCGTTGCTGCAGGAGATGCGCGATAAATCGCTAACCGAAGACGTACAGTCCAGTCTTCGTGGCCGTGCTAACGCAGACGTTATGCAGGCAATCTCTACGCCTAGCCTTCAACAAGCCACTAGCAGCACTGCTGCTAGCGATATGGCGCAAGCACTGACTAGCCAACTTAACACCGCTAACGTTTCGGCCAAGCAAGTTCAGAATACTATGCAGACAGGCGTACTCGGCACTGCTCGCGGGCAAGCTGCTGACGCTCAATCCGGCATGGCTCAAGCTAGTCGGCTAGCTACGTCCTCTGCACTGGAACGCGCTCGCGCCAATCAGCAGGTAGCTCAAGCTAAGCAAACTGCTGCTGCCCAGATAGCATCGACCGCTATTGCTCAGGCTGGCGAAAATATCGCTAGCGGCGGTAAATGGTATGCTCCAAAAGACGCTAAAACCGGCCAGTTGGTTACCGGTGTTGGTGATCGGTTACGCTACAGTACGTACGGAAGCACTACGTACGGGCAACAAAACCAACCTCAGTCGTTAGGTGGTACGCCATTATTTGTACCTACTTCTCCGCTTGGGTTTTATTCTCCTACCGGAGGAGCTTCTGCTTTTAATGCAGCCACCCCGACTGTTAAAAAGTCCGATCTTGTTTCTACACCAGTAGTTGGCATGTTTGCTCCGCGAGGCTAAGAAATGATATCCACTTTGTCTCCTGAAGTTATGGAAGCTTTGCGGCAGCAACAAGCCGTAACTGGCGGTGGCGGATCTACTTACGTCTCACTACCAAACGTATCAGATCCAGAACAAGCGTACGCTAACCTCACGCGTCAAGAGTACCTTGACTACGTAAAGAACTACCGTGGGTTTGAAGAAGAACTTATTAATAAAGCGCGTACCGATAAGACTCTTATAGAGCAAGCCCGAAAAGACGTGGGAGCTGCTTCTGCACTTACGCAAGGCGTAGCGTCTCGTAACGCCCAACGTTACGGAGTTGCCCTAACGCCAGCGCAAATCCAGCAGCAGGAACTCCGTTTGCAGCGTGCTAATACGCTCGGCGGTATTCAGTCAGTTAATGACGCTAAAATTGCTCAACGTGAAGCTAACACGGCTTTGCTTGCTGACCTAATTAACATTGGTCAGGGCGTAAACCGCGCTTCGCAGCAACAACTTGGTTCAGCAGCAGCGGACGCTACAGCTCGCAAAAATGCGTATACGCAGGCAAAAGCAGCGTCCAAAGCCAACACTTATTCAACTATCGGTTCGCTCGCTTCAGCAGCGATCCTTGCGTTTGCATTCTGAGGTAAGCCATGGCTGACAATATTGGTAGCGCAATCCTGGCTGGTATCCAAGGTGTGCAACAAAACGCACGCCAGCGGCAGGCTATGCTTTTGCAAGAACAAGAGTTAGATCTGGCGCGTCAGCGTTCAGCTCGAGAAGACGAACAGCTAAAGATTCAGCAACAACAACTTGCTATCAATCAAGACGTAAATGCTAGAGCGCAACAGCAGCAGACTGAGTTGTCGCGTACAAACGCAAAGACTCGTCTAACGGAAGACTCTGACCGCGTGTTTGGCAGAGCGCAGAGCCTTGGCATCATCAAGCGCGATGGCAGTATTGATCGTGAGGCTTTGGCAAAAGGTATTAAGAGCGGTGACCGTCAGTACATCGGCGTTGTTGCAGACATCCTGAACGTTAACAAAGCAGAAGAGAATTTAAACCGTGGGAAGTTTGACCCTACAGACTTCCGATTTACTGGGGTAGATCCAGAAGCCTTGAAGCAAGGCAGACTAATTGCTACCGGGCAATATAGCGACGGCCGTCAGGGAGTGTTTACCGCACAGGGCGGATCTGAGCCAAATGAGAATGTGATCAATACGTCTATCGACGAAGGCGTTGATCTTGCTATTGAAGCGCTTCAGATGCGCGTTATCCCTAACTCAAACATGGGAGCAACTAGCGCCGAGTCTCGTTTGAATGTCGGAAGAAACGTTGGCGGAACTATTGCCGACGCGTTTAGCAACGTGTCTCCAGTGTACGCCCGCCAAAGCGGCGCACGTACAGTTATTAATGCTATAGATGCCAGCGGATTACCAGTAGAAGCAAGTCGCACGGTTATCGCACAGCTTGCTGCTATTAAAGACCCTAAGCAGAAGCAGGAGTTTCTTTGGAACTTGTCCAGAGAACTCGGCGTAGAAGCAGAGGTTAAAACCCAAGGTGGTTTTTCGTCGTCAAGACTTGGTTTGGACGACCAAAAAACAGAAATTGCTGGCGTTGCTGAGTTTTCTGGCATAACTGTTACAAAATCAAGCGATGCTATTCGTGGCTTTGATACGCAAATTAGTAAAAAACGAGCTCAGGCAGACAAACTACCGATTAACTCTCTTGCAAGAGAACGACTTGAGAATGATATTACAGACTTAAACACCCGTCGCGGCGAGTTTATCCGTGGTGAAAACGAACGCGTTTGGACTGGTTTTGAAACAGAAAGCAAACGTATTAAAGAAGCCTCTGCTCGTCCAAATGCTACCGCAGAGACAAAGAGCTTCTGGACTAAAAAACAGCAAGACTTGGACGCAAAGAAACAAGCATTCATTAAGGCAGGCGGCTACACGCCTGTTATGCGTACCACTGATTATGCTGCGCTAGAACAAAACGTGCTGTCTAAAATCAAACAACTGTCGCCCGGCGAAATTGCTGCAGCAGTTCAGAACGGGCAGCTTAAGTTCTCTGAGCCAGAAGTACGTGCCATGCGCGCAAGGCTTTCTGAGTCCGGGGCCGGTTCGGTTAACGCGGTTGCAAAGGCGCATCCAAAAGAAGAGATCATTGGATCATTTGCTATTGCTTATGCGCAGTCTACTAACCCAGCGCAGCAACAAAGTCTTCTTACTATGATTGCCAACACCGCTGAAACTGGTAGCCCGTTCTTAAGTGACGCAGCTCGTCGCGAAATGGATCTACAAGAACAGCGTATGGCGGTTGATCTTGAGACAGCGCGCCTTCGCGCAAGCACGTCCGCTAACGAAGTTAAGCTTGCAAATATACAGGCTTTAGACAAAACACTTGTTGAGAGCGGCAACAATCTTAATCGTACCGAAGATGGTAAACCCGTAAAAACAACTCTAGACGATGCTCGTAGATGGGCTATTGTATCTCAGCCTAGAAACCAATTTGTTATAGGGCAAATGGCTCGACTAGATCCTGTTGCTGCCCAGCAAGCGTATAAAGTGCATATTGGGCAGGCTTCACAGGCAGCTGCTACCATATTTGACGAGATGCCTAGCGGTGGTTTTTTAGGCCCGGCTAAAGACGTCCTTTATTCTTGGTTTGGCGACAAACCTACCGTAGATTCTATGGCGCAGCGTTTAGAAAATGTACGAGTTGTTAAAGAAAAAGGAAGCGACGGAGTAGAACGCGTAAAGTCGCTATATCTCGTTAATAGAAGCACTGGCCGACAACAGGGCAAAGAGTTGACCGCTTCTCAGATCCAGAACATGGATGGCGGTCCAGAGTTGTTTGCGATCCTTTCAACAGCTGGTGTGATCAACGATAGCATAGCTTCATCTCGTGCCGCCGCTAACGCTAAGCAGTAACTAAACGCATGGTTGAAAGAACATCAGTCCTTCCGGAGCAAGAGGATCAGTTCACGTCTTTTTTACGGGACGTATACTCATCTACTCCAGAGGAAGACGCACAGTTCCAAAGATTTGCTTCTGGGGAGAACGCTCCTCAGTTACCAACTGCGCCTGGCAATCTGCAAGAAGTGTTTAGCGCCGGTATTGAGTCCGGTGTTCAAGGGCTGGCAGCGGATCTTGAATACTTTAAAGCGCTTGGCAATACCCTTATGGGGGACGAACAAGCCGCCGCTTTAAACATCCAAGAGGCTCGACTCCGTGAGGAGTTTGCTGCAGCGCCAGTAGAAGGTCTCGATACGTTTGAGCAGTTCTTAGACCAGCCAACATTTGGCGGGTTTATCGAGCAGGCGACAAAAAGTTTTGGCCAGGTTCTACCATCAGCTGCGCTATCTATAGCGGGTGCCGGTACCGGTGCTATCACAGCCGCCGTCGGCCGTGGCGTACTTAATCAGGTCAACAAGCAGGTTGCCAAGCGAATCATAAAAGACTCCGTTGAGCGTACTGCCAACGGCGTTGCTGATCCTGTCGAACAACAAATTGCAGAGCTGGCTTATGGTTCTCTCCGCACGGCCGCTAAGCGTGGCGCTATCGGTGGCGCATTCGCTGCCGAATATGCGCCTATGTCGGGTAGCAATTTGTCCGAGGCTCTCGAAGCCGGACAGCCACTTGACCAGGCCAACGCGCTACGGGCCGCTGCTATCGGCATCCCGCAAGCAGCAATCGGCGTCGGTAGTGAGTATGCATTACTTAAGTTGATCGGAGAGCAAGCCACCAAGCGTGCCGCTGTTGAAGGCGGCGTATTCGCCAACTTTGCGAAGCGGTTAGGCACCGGCGCTCTACAAGGTGGCGCTATCGAAGCCACCACTGAAGTAGCCCAAGAAGGCATTAGTGTGGTCAACCGCGCTGACCTAGACCCGCTCTTTACTGCCGAAGACGCCAAGATGCGTCTCGCAGAAGCTGCGTTTGCTGGCTTCTTTGGCGGTGCTGCTCCTGGCGGTGCCGGTGGTGCTATCGGCGGAACGTTGGACGCCGTGTCGTCTATGAAGCCTGGCCAAGGCGCACTCACTACTATAGGCAACGTTGTAGAGAAGGCCAAGGAGCTTCTTGATACCGCTCGCGGGCAACGCGTTGATCAGCAGATCAACAACGAGCAGTTTGGCGATGTGGCATCGGGCCTAACAACTCCTGAGTCTGAAGGAGACATTGACGCCCAGCTTCGTGCCATGGCCGATTCGACTAGCGGTAAAAAATCCGTGTGGATTGCTGGCGTAGGTCCAAGATTTGATGCTCCGCGAAATAGAGTAAAAACTGCCTTTGTTGATGGGGTTAAAGCTTATTCGTCGTTTATACCAGGCCGTGGAACTATTATTTCTACGGACGAAGATATAGTCCGCGAAGTTATTGCAGCCGGTGCATCAGACAAGGCCTTGCAGATCGCCCTCGGTTACAGCGCCGTCAAAGACTATTCTGCCCCTGGTGACATTGTTGTTCAGGCACTCGACCGTAACGGTCGGGTCATCTCTGAAGAAGTCACGTCGCCAGAGGGGGTAAGTGCTGCCTTTGAGGCCGCTCGTAATTTGATGCCAGAAGGCGGCAGCATTCAACAGACTACTGTCGAGAAGGCGCTCGAAGATCGTAAGCGCCGCTTTGAGTCAGAGCAGCGAGTCGAGGTTCGTGACATTGACTTGTCTGACGAACAGACCGACGAGACAGACGCTGACCAGGTAGAGATGTTCGGCCAAGGCGTGCAAGCCGTAGAAGGGCAACGCACAGTTGTTCGAGCGTATGGTCGTAAGACTGACCCGAACCGAGTGTTTGATAACACACAGTCCGCCCGTGCATCTTACGACGCGGTGTTTGGTGAGACTAACTGGGCAAACCCTCGCTTCGCGTCTATGACTGAAGCGATGCTCAATGCCGCCGTAAATGAGCAGCGAAGTAACCCAGACTCAGCTGTATCTATTGAAGATACACCCGATGGCGGATACCAAATTGTCCGCGATGATTTTGGCGATCTGTTCCGCTCAATTGATACGGCTGGTAACGAAGTACGTCTAAATCTCCCCGAGTTCTTACGCTCTGCTATACAGAGAGCCCGTCGAAGCAAGTACGCTCAGAACTCTCGAGTTACTATTGTTGGCCCAGATGGGAAGAAGTCAGCCGTAAACCTTGTTGACCTTACTGCGGCTGGGCAGCGCTTACTTGAAGGCCGTGAAGGATCTGGGTTTCAGTTGCGCCAAGACCCACGTACCGGCGCTACATACGTATCTCCAGAAGCAGCCGCCAGGGCTGGTTTGCTTGAAGTCTTGGGCGATTTAGCTGTTGAAGGGTACGATGTACAGATCGATGGGCAGTCGCTTTTCCCTGGCTTCCAGCTGACGCCTGACCGTAATCAGGCTGCTGCTGGTCGTATCCCTGCCCGATTAGGCAACGTAACTGCAGCAGTTATTGGCGGCCGTCAGCGATCTTTGAACGATCTTCTGAACCCCGTCCAAGAGCCGGTGATGACGGCAGAAGAGCGCCAAGCTGCGCTTGCTGCTGAACCGCTCGGCCCGCCAAGAGATGATGTTTCAGACGGCCGTACCGAAACAGAACGTATGATCGAGTCGAGCGTTACGGGCGGTGAGCTCCTAACGCCGATGAACATTGACACGCCGCGCTCAGCTATTGATCTGCGCGCTGGTCGTGCTCCTACTACTGTAAGCCCGTTGGCCGAGAGACGCTCGGCTCAAGAGCGTATTTCTAACGCCATAAACAGCATGGTCGGCGATATTGTTCGCGACCTGTTTGACTCGCTCAAGTTCGTTGACCCGCCGCACATCTTCACGTTTGCTGAACTTACAGCTATGTCGGACGACCAGCTATTGCAGCTGTTTGGCGGCGCGTTGAATCCAGTACGCGAAGCAATTGCTAGCATGCAGAACAGCTCCACCAAGATGGGCATGCATATTTCTGGGCAGTTCGGAAAGATAATTATCCTTCGAGAGTCCGGCAACGTGCTGCAAGACGCTCTTGTTATCGCGCACGAAATTGGCCACAGCCTCTACAAAGAGGAGCGCAACAAAGCGCTTGAGAACTCCGCTATTCGTAAGCGGCTGTTTAGAGCCTATCAGTCATCCCCATCGTTCAAAGACCTAAAGGACAAGTACGGGTTTGATCTCGGCTTTGAAGAGTGGTTCTCTGACCAGGTGGCTTTGTGGGCTAACAAGCGGTACAGAAGCCGTCAGAAGGCTGATAGTCTCATTAAGAAGTTCTTCAAGGACTTTCAGGCTCGCCTTGAGTCGCTCTGGAAGCAGACATCGGAGTCCTTTCGTAAGCGGTTTGGTGGCCGACTTGGTGCCGTCAACGAAGACTTCGAAACGTTTATGGACGCTGTCCTTGAGTCCAGAAAGTCACAAGTAAAGGAAAACGGCTTATCCTTTACTGAGCGAGCGTTCGTATACGAGCTAAACGACCTTAATATAGCCAACGGCGGCGCAGCCCGAGCGGCTCACTGGCAGTCGAAGATCTCGCAGCTTAAGAAGAGCCCCTACGTCAAACCTATCCTTCGGCTTGTATCTACGGCTGACGGTATCCTGCGTATGTACGCCGGTAACGAAATAGCGGATATGTTTTATATACGGGCCCAAGATCCGACCGGTAAAGGCCGTCTTGGCTTTGTGCCGCAATCGGCGCGTACGTTTGACTTGTATAAGAACCGACTTGATACGGAGTTAGGGTCGTTTGACGATCCAGCTCTGGACGCAGAGTTCGATAAGGCAGCGTCAGACACGCCGACCGCCCAGTTGACCGGTAAGGCGCTGGCTATCCGTCAGTTCCTTGAGGACTTTTACTCAGAATACGTCAGCCCATCTAAGACCAAGATCGGCTTCCAGCGTGATTACTTCCCGCGTCTGCTTGACCTTGTGGCGATCTATAATGACTCGCAAGCATTTATCGATCTGATTCTGCAGGCCGACCCAAGTGCAGATCGAGCAAAAATAACTAGAAGGGTCCAAAAGCTTGTAGACCTCCAGCAGTCAATAACTAACGGTGCCAACGTAGAAGGCAACCCGTTGGACCCGGCTGCTAGCGTTAACGAGGCGCTTGAGTTAACGAAGAACTTAACTCGCCAGCAGCTCCGTGATAACGGCTTTTTGCTCCCGCCAAAGCAGGCGTTTTCTGAGTACGTCCGCAAGGTCATAAAGCGCGTCGAGTTCGACCGTGCTACCAAAGATGATCAGGGAAATGATCGCCTCAAGCCGCTGCTCGATGCTCTTGCACCGGAGGATCGCGAGCAGGCGCTGCAGGTCATCAACACCTACATGGGTTACCGTGCTCCTCTCAGCCCGTTCTGGCGAAAGCTGAACAGCTGGGGGCAGTTCATTCAGTTCGTGACTATCTTGCCGTTTGCTGCAATCTCGTCTGTGACAGACCTGGCTGGCCCAATCATCGCGTCGAAAGAGTTCGGTGATCTGACTACTGGCATGAAAGAAGTCGTCGCGACTATCAAAAACCGCGAAGAAGCCAAGCAGTTGGCTCGCGACATAGGCGTCGTTACGCCAGAAGCCGTGGCGAACGCGTGGATCACTGATGCGGACGCCGACTATATGGATCCGACCGCTCGTAAGTGGTCAGACACTTGGTTCTCGATGACTGGCTTGAACTGGTTCACTCGGTTCACTCGTGAGTTTGCTACAGGCATGGGCGTGCAGTTCATTACGAAACACGCACGTAATGAGTTTAATAACCCGCGATCGGATCGGTACCTCGAAGAGCTTGGTCTGACCCGAGCCGATGTAACGAGCTGGCTCAACAGTGGGCGCAAGCTTTCGACCCCAGAGGGCAAGAAGGTCACTCAGGCGCTGCAACGGTTCGTCGAGTCTTCGACTCTTCGTCCTAATGCTGCAGAGCGACCGGTGTGGGCGTCTGACCCGCACTTCGCTTTGATATGGCAGCTGAAGGGTTACTTTTACTCCTACGGTAAGGTCATCCTAGGCGGTATGTTCTCAGAGGCTAAAACCAGACTTCGTGAGCAGAACATTGGAACTCCATGGCAGCGCGTTGGGTCTGCAGCTGGACTGCTTGCGCTTACTGCGGTAGCGACTATGCCGCTGGCTATGCTTGGTATGGAACTTCGCGAGTACGCAAAGTTCGGCTTAGCAGCGTTCTTACCGTTCGTTGAGGCCGACCAGAAGTACTTCCGAACTGACCGTATGGATTGGTCGGAGTACCTTGGAACTGCCTTTGAGCGGTCGAACTTTAGCGGCCCGTTTGGATTAGCAACTAGCGCGTCGGCTGCGGCTAACTTCGGCGACAGCCCACTGGCCACGCTTCTTGGACCCACGACAGAGACTATCGATACCGCTATGACTAATGGCTGGCGGATAGACCGGACGTTGAAAGACCGGCTGCTGCCAATTTATAACCAGCTGTAAGGGGTACCTATGGAACTCTTTGAAATCTTTACTCGCGCATGGCCAGTTATTCTGGCGATGATCACCCTTATCATCGTGCTGTCTAAGCTGGATCTGCGGGTCGCGGTATTAGAGGATAAGATCAAGACCTTGTTTGATCTGCTTAACAAGAGGAACGAAAAATGATGACTATGATTAGTACCTTCCTGTCATTTTTGGCAGGCGGTCTTCCTAAGATTTTGCAGATTTTTCAAGATCGACAGGACAAGAAGCACGAGTTGGCTTTGGTTGCGGCTCAGAAAGAGCGTGAGTTGGCTTTGGCCGAGAAGGGCTTTCTTGCTCAGGCTCGGGTTGAAGAGATCAAACTGGAGCAAATCCAAACTCAAACGGCAGGCGAAGAGCGCCAATCCCTGTATCAGCACGACATTGAGATCGGCAAAGGTGCATCCCAGTGGATGATTAACCTCCGGGCCTCCGTTCGCCCGGTCGTCACCTACATCTTCGTGTTGGAGCTTGTCGCCCTTAACATTACGGGCATCTGGTACGCCTGGAACCAAGGCGTACCGTTCGCCGTGGCTATGGAGAACGTGTTTGGTGATGACGAGATGTTGATCCTCAGCAGCATAATCGCCTTCTGGTTTGGCACTCAGGCGTTCAACAAGAAGTGAAAGTCTCCCCCGCCGCCATCCAGATGATCAAGCACCACGAAGGGGTGCGGACTAAGCCTTACCGCTGTCCTGCCCTTTTGTGGACGGTCGGCGTGGGCCACGTAATTGACCCAACCCACACGAGGATAAAGTATGAGGAGCGGCGTAATATATCGGTACCCCCTGGCTGGGACAGAGTCCTCTCCGTGGGAGAAGTTGACGCTCTTCTTGCTGAAGACCTTGGCCGTTTTGAGCGTGGTGTACTTAGACTGTGTCCTGCTGCTGCTGGCCGTCAGGGAGTTTTCGATTCTCTCGTCAGTTTTGCCTTCAACGTGGGCCTCGGCAATCTCCAGCGTTCTTCCCTTCGGATGAAGACCAACCGGGGCGAGTTTGAGGAAGCGGCTGATGAGTTCCTGAAGTGGACTAAGGCCGGTGGCCGGGTACTTCCTGGCCTGGTCAAACGGCGTATGGACGAGCGTTCCCTGTACTTGTCCGGCGTGCATTGTACAAACGATCCTGCTAATATCCGGTAGGGGATCTCTACCTCCACACGAAGGGTTTAAGATGGCAGAGAAAATTAAACTCGTTCAAGGGGACACCCGCCCTCAGGTGCGGCTCACGCTCACCGACGAAAATACGGGTCAGGTCATAGACCTAACGGGTGCTACCGTTACCCTACACTTTCGCTCTGTCGGCGCTACTACTTCGTTGTTTTCACGGCAAGGCGTAGTTATTGACGCCCCAAACGGCATTGCTGTCGTTTCCTGGCAAGCCGGTGACCTTAACGTCCCGGCTGGTGAGTACGAGGGGGAGATCGAGGTCTACTGGTCCGCGACCAACGCGCGCCAGACAGTTTACGACTTGTTGAAGTTTAAAGTCCGTGAGGACATCGCGTGAAACTGACTGCCGCTTGGACAGTCATAAAGAGCGCCATATCTTCCCAGGCGCTCTCTGCATCGGTTTCCGCCGTGCAGTTGGCCGCAGCTACTCAGGCAGCGGTCATTACGCTCGTTTATCAGCTAGGGCTGTTCTTACTTCTTGTCGATCGGGAAGACGGAGTTTCCGTAGACGAAAACCTTCAGCGTTCTTTCTCGAAGCGTTTAGCTGACGCATTTAGGGCAGTCGATGTCCATGCTTTAAGTTTACAGAAATCGGCCCAAGATGCAGTCACCTTAACAGACGCTGAAGCGCTGTCTATCTTTAAGAACAACTCAGACCTGCTTCAACTTGTAGACATCCGAGCCGTAGCAGTGACAAAAGCGCTGGCGGACGGCTCCTTGACGCAAGATAAGTTAGTCAATGCGGTCGACAAGGCCCTTGTTGATCTAGCCGCCGTGCTCGACACCAAGTCTCTTGCCACCGGCAAGGTGATCGGCGACGCGCTGGCCATCGCCGACGAGGCGTTCACTTCCGTCTCCAAGTCGCTGGCTGACACCGCAGGGGTGTTCGACGGTGATCTTCTCCTCGTTCAGAAGAGCCTCTTCGATGTCGTCGGCGCGACCGATGACATCGACGGTGCTTTGACGGCTGAAGATGACCAAGAGGTCGAATTCTTCAAGTCCACCAGCAACATCGCTGGGGTTACCGACGACTTCGCTCGCGTGGTCGACTACATCCGTAAGTTCGATGACGCTGGGTCTGTCGCTGACCATAGCGTTTTGGCCTATGACAAAGCTCTCGCCAATGATGCTGGGCTGACTGACACGTCGACTCGCGTCTTTGACAAAGGTCTCTTTGAGACCTCATCGATTGCTGATGCGTTCGTAAGCTCGGTACAGAAGGCCGTCGATGATCTCATCCGTGCTACTGCTGAGGATCAGCACGAACTGCAGATCAACAAGATTGTAGCCCACGTTGCAACAGTCACGGATACTATCCTACTTGCGCTGACGTCGATACGTAACGCTGCTGACTCCGGTATTTTGTCTGACGTAGATGTCTTGGAGATATCTAAGGCGCTTAACGAAGCATTGTCAGTTGCTGACACAGCTGTAGTATCGTTGTCGAAGCCTTTATTTGACAGCGTTGATCTGTTTGACCTGGTATCACAAGAACTGTCTAAGCCTCGCGCAGATAGTTCGTTGGTATCAGACGATTCTGTCTTGGCTTTGTTTAAGGGTCTAGCAGACGAAACTCAGATCTCTGATCAGTTTGTATTGGTTGCTACATACCTACGTAGCATTGATGATTCCTCTGTAGCAGTTGACCAGTTGGTACGCTTGCTATCAAAAGTCCTGTCTGACTCAACCACTGTCTCGGATTCGCCGTTTAAGCAACCGAACTTAGGTAAGTCGGATTCTGTGTCAGTAGGAAGTTCGGGAACGCTACTGATGCAAGGGTACTGCGATATCACGTATTTCGCAGAAGACTTTGTCGGTAGTTCTCGGTCATTTACTTAGTGAGGTCTTTTTAGATGAATACGCTCGAAAGTTTGAAGGTGAAGGGTCGCCTGAACATCGTTCTGCGCGACAAAGACGGTAACGTCAAGGACGAGCGCGAGGTCGATAATCTCGTTGTCAGCTCGGGCTTGGCCTACATCATTAGCCGCATGGTCGGCACGTCGAAGGCCGTCATGTCTCACATGGGTCTCGGCTCTGGTACCACGGCTGCTGCCGCTGGTCAGACCGATCTCGTGAGCGTGCTTGGCTCACGTGAGGCTCTTGATTCCAGCACGATCGCTGGCACAGACAACGAGAAGGTTGTCTACGTTGCCTCGTTTGAGCCGGGTGATGCGACTGGCGCTGTGACCGAAGCAGGTATCTTCAATGCCTCGACGGCTGGTGACATGCTCTGCCGCACGGTGTTCCCGGTTGTGAACAAGGGCGCAGACGACGCGTTGACGGTCACCTGGACTATTACTCTGTCAGCAGTCTAATTGAGACCGTAAATGTCAACGGTAACTCTTAGAAACGTAAAGGGATCGCCGCTGACTAATGCGGAGGTTGATGCTAACTTTTCAAACTTGAACAGTGACAAGTCGGAAAAAGCAGCCAACCTTAGCGACCTCACTAGCGCGAGTACCGCCCGGAGTAATCTGGGCGTGTACTCAAGCGCTGAGGTTGATAATCAGGCGATTGCGATGGCTATTGCTTTGGGGTAACACATGGCTTTTAAATCAATTGCATCGCCTAGTATAGGGACATCCGGATCCCCCACTACGTTGACGGCTGCTGTTGGTGCCGGGCAGACGCAAACTCTAATAGGATTAGCTTTCGCTAACTCAAGTGGAGTTAACGTGACTGTATCGGCAAAACTAAACAAGAGCGGCGGCGCTTCTGCGTTCTTAATTAAGGACGCCCTGGTTCTTCCAGGCGGCGCGTTGGCGGTGGTAGGCGGTGACCAGAAGCTTGTGCTAGAAACAGGAGACACGGTAACTGCATACGCAAGCGCCGCTACTTCAGTCGACGCTACTCTGTCTTACCTCGTCTGAGGATTGATTAATGGGTTATATCGGTAACGCTCCGTACAGCGGACTGGTCACTGGCGACAACGTCCTCGATGGCTCGATCAAAGCCGAGGACCTCGCACCAGGAGCAGCTGTCCCCAGTCAGACCGGCCAGTCCGGTAAGTACCTGACCACCGACGGCACCAACGCGTCGTGGGGAGCAATCGTTACCGGCGTTCGCGTAACGGGGATAACCTACCCGGGCAATGACACCGCTGTCGCTCCAGCTGGTGGGCAGACAGTCACGCTTGCCGGGTCTGGATTCGTCGCAACTCCAACGGTATTTGTGGACGGAACCATTGCGCCATCGGTTTCGTTTGTCTCATCCTCTCAGATCACATTCACCGTCCCCGCTAAATCTGCAGGGACGTACCATGTATACGTCGTAAACCCTGACGGCAGCACGGCGATCTTCGTCAACGGTATTTCGTACTCGGGTGTGCCGACCTGGAGCACCGCTGCTGGCAGCCTCGGGACTTACGCCGAGACATTTAGCATCCAGCTTGTTGCTACCGGCGACGCGCCGATTGTGTATACGCTTACAACTGGATCAACGCTTCCGGCTGGCGTCTCGCTGTCTTCAAGCGGATTGATCTCCGGAACGCTAGGGACAGAGCAGACATTCTCGTTCTCTGTTGACGCTGTAGATGCTCAGAACCAAGAAACCCCACGCTCGTTCTCAGTGACGGTCGTTCTGGCTGATCCATACTTTGAATATAACGCCCTTCTCCTTTCTGGAGATGGCGCAAATGGTGCGCAGAACAATACGTTCCTAGACTCGTCTACCAATGCTTTTAGCATCACCCGCAACGGCAACACGACGCAGGGTACGTTCTCGCCGTTCTCGCAGACGGGTTGGGGGAACTACTTTGATGGAAGTGGGGATTATCTATCCGCGCCATCAAATACCGCATTAGAAATTCTTGGCGGGTCATTCGCCATTGAGTTTTGGATGTGCATGACTTCGGCGCAAGGGAACTATGGACTTGTAAGTAAATACGGCTCTGGTACAGGATATGGTTGGTTTCTTAGATTAGATACAACCACCATTAGATGGTATACAACAGCAACGTCAAACCTTGATCGCACATATTCATTTGCTGTCGGCACTTGGTATCACATTGCTGTTGTTTCCGATGGAACAACCGGCACAATTTATGTTAATGGCACCGCGCAAGGCGCGACGTTTTCCACAAACGGCACACAAGACACAAGCACAACTGTTCAAATAGGAAGAACCCATAGTCTTACAAACGATTTTCCGGGGTATATTTCAAATCTTCGCATTGTAAAAGGCACCGCTGTCTACACGGCTAACTTCACGCCCCCGACCGCGCCGCTTACCGCTATCACCAACACCTCCCTGCTGACCTGTCAGAGCAACCGCTTTGTAGACAACAGCACCAACGCCTTTGCCATCACGCGCAACGGTGATGTGTCTGTCCAAGCCTTCAGCCCGTTCAACCCCACGGCAGCGTGGAGTGCAGCGACGTATGGCGGGAGTGGGTATTTTGATGGGAGCGGGGATTATTTGGATGGAGTTAGTTCTACAAACGCAACTAACTTCGGAACTAGCGATTTTACGGTTGAATGCTGGGTTTACTTTAATAGCGTCGCCTCTCAGTCAAATTTCATTGACAACATCGGTAACAGCACAAACTCGCTGTATACGGCGGCTGGAGGGTCATTACGGTATTTCGCTAATTCAATAAATGCGATCACCGGCGCAACTTTGGTGGCGGGGCAGTGGTATCACATTGCTGTCGTTAGAAGCAGTGGAACTACAAAACTGTATGTGAATGGCGTTCAAAGCGGCAGCAACTATACCGACGGGACGAACTACGCAGGTGGATCAACATATCCGCGAGTCGGAGCAGCATTTAATGCCTCTACTTTTCATAACGGATACATTGCTGATGTGCGTTGCGTTAAATCCGCTGTGTACACGACAACCTTTACGCCTCCGACCGCACCGCTTACGGCCATCGCAAATACGTCGTATCTTTTAAGTTTTACAAATGGAGCAATCTACGACGCTACGTCCAAGAACGACCTTGAGACGGTGGGCAACGCGCAGATCAGCACGACGCAGAGCAAGTTCGGCGGGTCGTCGATGTATTTCGATGGGACGGGGGATTGGTTGGTACTGCCGCCGAATCCACCAAACAATTTAACACCGTTTGGAACCGGAGATTTTACGGTTGAGTTTTGGGTGCGATTTAGTAGTTTTTACGACTACATAACCATCGTTTCATCCACTCGCGGCGCTAACGGATTTAATTGCGGATCGCAAGCCGCAGCGCAAATAGTGTGGTACGCAAACGGAGCCGAGAGAGTGCGCGGTACTACAACGCTATCGGCAAATACTTGGTATCACATCGCATTTGTTAGATACAGCGGAACGCTAAAAGGTTATGTAAATGGCGTTCAAGAAGGAACAACTTACGCAGATTCCATTAACTACTCAACGCCAATAATTCGCGTAGGCTGTTTGGATAGTAATACCGAAGCATTTACAGGCTATTTGCAAGACGTTCGCATAACCCGTGGCATCGCCCGTTACACCAGCAACTTCACCCCGCCGACTACGGCGTTCAAGCTGCGCTAAGAGGCACGCATGGCATACATCGGCAGCACACCTGGCTTCTCCACACAGCGCATCGTAACCACGTTCACGGCAACCGCTGCTCAGACCTCGTTTTCGCCTAACGGCGGGTACGTCCTCAACTACGTCGACGTGTACTACAACGGCGTTAAGTTGGTGGCTGGTGACGACTTTACGGCTACAAACGGCACATCTATTGTATTGACAGTTGCCGCCTCTGCTGGCGACGTAGTAGAGGTTGTGTCGTACATTCCTCGCGGCCTCTCTGATGGCTACACGAAGGCAGAAGCTGACGACAGATTCGGCACGCCGAGTTATATCGACTTTGATACGGCGGCAGTTGTAACGCCTGCTGTTGGCCGCATGGGGTGGGACCCGGACGCTGGCACCGTATCTCTTGGCCTAACCGGTGGAAACGTATCTTCTACCGTTGGCCAAACGCTACATGCATATGTCACTAACGCCGAGTCTGTAACGATCACCAAAGGTCAGGCGGTATACCTGTATCAGGCTCAGGGCGATCGGGCTACAGTAAAACTGGCGTTCAATACCTCTGATGCAACATCGGCAAAGACATTTGGTCTTGCTGCAGAAAACATCGATGCAAATCAGACTGGATACGTGATCTGTCAGGGTGTTCTCAATAACGTCGATACTTCAGCGTTTTCTGCCGGGGCGACTTTATATCTTGGAGCTACGGCTGGGTCATTAACTTCGACCAAGCCCGTTGCCCCTAATCACATGGTTTATATGGGCGTTGTCGAGAGAGCCAACGCTGGCGCCGGTCAGATCTACGTTCGACCACAGAACGGGTACGAGCTGGACGAAATTCACGACGTACTGATTACGTCCCCTGCTAATGGGCAAATACTCGTTTACGACGGCTCTACTAACTTATGGAAAAATCAGGCCCCGGCTGGCGGTCTGCCAGATTTAGTAGTCGTCTCTGGCACTACGCAAGCAGCCGTCGCTAACAAGCACTACGTTTTGACTAACGCTGCTACCACGACCGTCACACTTCCGGCTTCTCCGGCGG